GGCTATTGCTCGTGGCTGGTGGGCGACTGCTCGGGCCTGGAGGGCTACTGCTCGGGCCTGGAGGGCTACTGCTCGGGTCTGTGGGGCGACTGCACTGCGGCCGGGCTGTCCGGCAAGGAGCGCATGAAAGGGGTCAACATCGCGGACCTTGTGGCGGATGACGCGGCACAGGCCGTTTGATCTCGTGAAAACAGGAGTAAGGCTATGCCAATCAACGATCCCCGGCCCATGACCGTCGAAGAACTGAGCCGCTAAAGCAAAGAACAGCTTATTCGGATTCAGCGGGATATGATGATCATCCGCACCTTCGAAACGATGCTAAATGAAATCAAACTCAGAGGTTCCTATCAGGGCAACGAGTACAATCACCGAGCCCCGGCCCATGCCCGTCGAGGAACTAGTGGAGCAGCTTCGGACTGTCCCGCCGTATTTCTCGGTGTACTTCTCCAGCGAGGAGCCGATCACCCACGAGGACGTGCGGACGCGAAACGGCGGGGGGCTGATCGCCGGTCCCCACCTGTCTTTCGAGACGCCCGACACCTATATCGGGGACGCGCTGGACGCGCTGGAATGCTTGCTTGATGATTTTGACGAGCCGGAGAACAAGGCGTTCGCGCTGGAAGTGCTCGCCAAGACCGGACGGCGCTGACAATGCCCGCGCTCCTCTACTCTCCGGCCCGGGGGTGTTTCTACTGGGCCGGAGGGTTCGAGGACCGCACCCTCCCCCAGTCCGCCGGGTTTGACTGGGACGACCAGGCCAAGGTCTGGTGGACGGCATCGCCGTTCGTGGCTTTCCCCTTACACGCCTACGCCCGGGACGAGGCCCGGGCCCGCCTGGACGTGCTGGCCGATGGCATCCGCCGGTCCGGCGCGCCGGCATACTCCGGGCCGCCGCTCCCCGTCCCCTCCGGCCTCGCCTACCGACCGTTCCAGGCCGCGGGCATCGACTACGTGCGCCGCCTGCGGGTGTCCCTGCTGGGCGATGAAATGGGCCTGGGCAAGACTATCCAGGCCATCGGCCAGGCCAACGTCCTGGGCGCGCGGCGACTGCTGGTCATCTGCCCCGCCACGCTTCAGGTCAACTGGCGGCGCGAAATCGAAAAGTGGCACGTCCACAACGCGGGCGTGGAAATCGTGAACACCGAAGACCGGGCCTGGCGCTACGCATCTTCGGTCATCATTTCCTACGATATGGCCGTCAGACTGGGCCATGTGCTCCGGCTTTGCGGGGGCTTCGACCACCTGATCGTGGATGAGGCCCACTACGTCAAGAACATGGGCGCCCAGCGAACACGGGTGGTGCTGGGTTTTGGCAAGACGCCGGGCTTGGCCCATCAAATCCCGGTCGTCACGTTCCTGTCCGGTTCCCCACTGCCGAACAACCTCCTGGAGCTCTTCCCGCTGCTGAAGCGGACACGGCCGGACTTGATCGACGACATGAGCGAGGCCGCGTTCATCCGGCGGTTCATGTTCGAGGAGCAGGGCGAGTACGGGCGGCGCGTCTTCGGGGCCAGGAACACCGAGGAGCTGCACCACCGGTTGCGCTCCGGCTTCATGGTTCGGAGGCTCAAGCGGGACGTGCTCCAGGACCTGCCGCCCAAGCAATACCATCTGGTGGTGTTCCCGGCCGATGCTGGGACCGCTCGGGTGCTGGAGAAGGAGAAGCCTTTCGACGCGGCCGAGATCATCGCGCACGGCGTACCGGCGGGCTCCCCGCTCCCGGAGGTCCGGCGGGAAATGGGCGTCGCCAAGGCCCCGGCCGCAGCGCGTTACATCGAGGACGCGCTCGAAGGCGGCCTGAACAAGGTCGTGGTGTTCGCCTACCATGTCGAAGTGATCCGCCTGCTGACCGAGGCGCTGGCGGCGTATCGCCCGGCCGTGGTGTTCGGAGCTACGCCCCCGGAGCAGCGTCAACCCCTGGCCGACCGATTCCAAACGGACCCGGAATGCCGGGTCTTCATCGGGCAAATCCGTGCGGCCGGGGTCGGCCTGAACCTGACCGCGGCCTCGGACGTGATGATGGCCGAAGCATCCTGGGTGCCGGAAGAGAACAGCCAGTGCGCGGACCGGTGCCACCGCATCGGCCAGCGCGACAGCGTGACAGTGCATTTGCTGGTGGTCGAGGGGTCCCTGGACGCGCGCATTTTGGCGGCCGGGGCGAGAAAACAAACCGCAATCTCGGCCGTCCTGGACGGCGAGGGGGTGCTGTGAACGGAAAGAAAGCGCGCGAAGCCCGGCGACAGGTCCGGGGGTTCTTGCTGGAGTGCCAGCGGAAGCGTTCCGCCGTGACGGCGGATGACGTGGGCATGGTCTACCGGGACGCCAAGGCCGCGGCCACGGGGCGGCCTTTGCCTTCGGAACGGTTCGTCAAGAACACGAGCGGGTCTGTGCCCCCGGCATTGCGCCGGAGGCGGAAGAGCCTTCGGCGGCAGCATGAACGGACCCGCAAAACACCCGCAACGATCACGGTCGCCCCGACGCAGCGCGCGGCCTGGCGTTCGGCCACGGCCTACCTGAAGGCCCGGGGGTTCAAAGCCACGCGTCACGGGTTCGGTCGGCGCAACAAGACCGGGAGACACTGACCATGGACCGCCCGATCTATGAACCGTTCCAGGCGCGGCAGAAACAAACCGCGTTCTGGTTGGAGGTGGCCGGGGACCTCGCGTTTCTGGTGGCCCTGGTGTTCACCGCACTGATTCTCTGGAGCCTGTAACCCAACCTATGGAGGACAATATGGATTTCTTGAAAGACCTGCTGGCCCTGTTCACCCGTTTCACCGTCGCTCACGAGCGCCTGGCCGAGGCGAACGCGCTCATTGCCCAGGGCATGGCCGCCGGGGTGCTCAACGCTGCCGCGAGCAGCGCCCCGCAGCCCTTCACGCCGGACCCGGCGGCCGAAAAGGCCGAATGGGACCCCTACACCGCGCCGCAGCAGGGCCGGTACGGGAAGGCCTTGACCGCGATCCTGGACCGGGAACTGGCCGCCCGGGGCATCACCCTGAAGCCCAGCGCCACCGGCGCGGAAAAGCACCAGGCCCTCCGGGACGCCGCGTCGAAGCCCCAGGCCCTCCGGGACGCCGCGTCGAAGCCCCAGCCGGAGCCCACGATGGAGCAGCCCAGCAACCCGTTCGACCAGGCCCCGGCTCCGGCTCCGGCTGAACAGCCCAAGGTCTACACCGTGGACGACGTGCGCCAGGCCTTGAAGCAGTTGACGGTGGCCCTGGGCGCGGACGCCGGGGTCAAGAGGGCCTACGCGATCCTGGCGGAAGCCGGGGGCGGCGCGAAGCAGATCAGCGAAGTCAAGCCCGAGCTGTACCCGGCCGTCATGGCCGCGGTGAAGCGCGGCCTGGAGGAGGCGGCGTAGTATGGGCGCCCATGCGGTTCTGTCCGCGTCCGCTGCCGAGCGGTGGATGGCCTGCCCGGCGAGTATCCGACTCTCGGCCGGAATCCCGGACCCCGGGAGCAAGTACGCCGAGGAAGGCACGGCCGCCCACTTCCTGGCCGAGCAGTGCTTGCGGGGCGAGGTCATCGCCGCCCAGGCCCTGGACAAGTTCATCGGCTACATGCAGGGCAGCAAGGAGCTGGCCCTGCTGCCGCCGGAGCTGTGCGTCAGCGGCAAGCCGGTCACGGAGGAAATGGTCGAGGCGGTCGAAATGTATGCCCAGACCATTGCCCAGGACCGGCTGGAAATGCCCGGCGCGGTGCTGAAGATCGAAGAAAGGTTCCATCTGGACTGGCTCTACGAGGGCCTGTTCGGGACGAATGACGCCTCCCTGGTCGAGCCGTTCGGCCGCCTCGTGGTCTACGACTTCAAGTACGGCGCGGGCCACGCGGTCGAGGTCAGGGATAACCCCCAGCTCCTCTACTACGCTCTGGGCGCGGCTCATGGCAGCGACCATGACGAGGTGGAGCTGGTGATCGTCCAGCCGCGGGCCCGGCACAAGGACGGCCCGGTACGGCGTGACCGGTTGGCCGTGGCCGACCTGATGGCCTGGGGCCGGGACAAACTGCTCCCGGCGGCCCAGGCCACCGAGGCCCCGGACGCCCCGGCCCGGGCCGGAAAGCACTGCCGCTTCTGCCGCGCCATGCCGGTGTGCCCGGCCCTGAAGGAGAAGGCCCTGGCGACGTGCAAGGCGGTGTTCGCGCCGGAGCAGAAGGCCATCACCCTGCCGCCGCCGGAGCTGTTGAACACGCAGGAACTGGTCGAGGTGCTGGGGTTCGCGGAAATGCTGGCAGCCTACGCCAAGCGGGTGGAAGCCCACGCGCAAACCCTGCTGGAGCGCGGTGAACGCCTCCCCGGGTACAAGCTGGTGGCGAAGCGCACCAACCGCGCCTGGCGCAGCGAACAGGAAGTCGTCGGCCGCCTGCTCCACCTCTACCGGATGGACATCTACAACCAGAAGATCAAATCGCCTACCCAGATGGAGGAACTGATCAAGGCCAAAGGCGGGGACCCCCGCGAGCTTCTGGAAGGCCTTATCGTCAAGCCGGACGGCGGGGTGGTTATCGCCCCCGAGTGGGACCGGCGCAAAGAGGTTCCGCCCCCGGCCCTGCCCGCCACCGCCCAGTTCCATGAAGACGGGGCCTTCCTGGACCCGATCTTCGCCTGAACCGTCAACACTATCTCGAAGGAGAAAATCCCATGTCGCGTGAATCCGTCGTGACGCCTGAAGGGCGTGTCTCGTTCCCGTATCTGTTCAAGCAGCGGCCGCCCATGATGCTGAACGGCAAGCCGATGGGCGAGCCCAAGTACAGCCTGACCCTGCTGTTCCCGAAGTCCACCGATCTGACCGCGCTGAAGCGGATGGCGTACAACGCCGTGGTCGAGAAGTGGGGCCAGGATCGCGCCAAGTGGCCGGCCAACCTGCGCGGCCTGGACCTCGTGAACTACCTGTCCCCCACCGGCAAGGACGGCTGGCCGTTCCGCGACGGTGACGCCCGGGACGTTACCGGCTACGCCGGGATGATCTCGATCACGGCGACCAGCAAGGAGCGCCCCGGGGTCGTGGACCAGAACGTGCAGCCCATCCTGGACGAGAGCAAGCTGTACGCGGGCTGCTACGCCCGGGCCCAGCTCATCGCGTTTGCTTTCGACCACAACGGTTCCCGCGGGGTCAGCTTCGGCCTCCAGAACGTGCAGTTCGTGCGCGACGGAGAGCCCTTCTCCGGCCGCCAGAAGCCCGAGGACGCCTTCGCCCCCATCGGCGGCGGCAACCCGGCTGTGTACGGCGCCCCGGCCACGGGCGATCCCTTCGCCGCCCAGGCCCAGCAGCCCACGGGCGACCCCTTCGCCTAGAACCCCTCAACCTTTCCCGTAAGGAGAAACCCCCCATGACCAAGACCGAACTGATCGACCGCATGGTGGCCCATGACGACATCCCGAGCAAAGCCCAGGCCCAGCGCGGGGTGGACGCGGTGCTCGACCACGTCACCAGGGCGCTGAGGCGGGGGGAAGACGTGACCCTGCGCGGCTTCGGCGTCTTCAAGGTGAAGGCCCGGGCCGCCAGGACGGGCCGGAACCCGCGCACCGGCGTCCCGGTGAGCATCGAGGCCGCCCGGGTGGTCAAGTTCAAGGCCTCGCCGGTCCTGCTGTAGGGCCGGGCGAAAAGAGAAGACAGGGGGAAGGCCTTTCGGGGCCTTCCCTCTTTTTCGTGGCGGCGGGGAACAAGCCCGCGTGGATCGGGCTAGACGCGCGGGCGAGCCCTAGCCCCGCCGCTACGAAAAGGAGGGTTCATGCTCGCCTACTACAACGAGGTCGATCCGTTCGCGGCCGCCTGGCTGCGCGAGCTGATCAAGGCCGGGTGCATCGCTCCCGGTGAAGTGGACGAAAGGAGTATCGAGGATGTTCGCCCTGATGACCTGCGCGATTTTTCACAGTGCCACTTCTTCGCCGGAATCGGCGTCTGGAGCCATGCCCTGCGCTGCGCCGGGTGGCCCGATGATCGCCCCGTCTGGACCGGCTCCTGCCCCTGCCAGCCTTTCAGCGCGGCAGGCAAAGGCGCTGGGTTTGCTGACGAGCGGCACCTCTGGCCCGCGTGGTTCCACCTCATCGTCCACGCAAAGCCGTGGGCTGTGCCTATCTTTGGTGAGCAGGTTGCAAGCAAGGACGGCCTCGCTTGGCTCGACCTTGTACAAGCTGACCTGGAAGGAGCGGGCTACGCCTGCGGGGCGGTCGATACCTGCGCTGCGGGCTTCGGTGCGCCGCACATCCGGCAACGGCTGTATTGGGTGGCCGAGCCCACACGGCAACAGCACGACAGGGCCTGGTTCGGAAGGCAGGGCCGGCGGGCTGAACATCCAGACGGCCGCGCAGCTAGCAGGCTAGCCGACGCCGCGGGCGAGGGATCACCACACCGAGGGGCAGGGACAACACAGCCCGAGCCTTCCGCGAGTGTGCGATACACAGCTAGCAGGTTGGCCGACGACCA